GCCTGTCGTCGCACCTGGCCTGAGCATCACGACTTCCGCATCGAGCAATCAGGAGACGGCCCGATCTTTGTGCACGGTTACAAGACGCTGCCGGGCGGGCTGAGGACTTCTGACGTGCTCGTGATGATCGACCACCCCGAGAGCTGGAGTCTGTTGGCAAGCATGCTGTGGGGGTCGTGATGACGGGCTACTTCCATCTCCTGCACACGGGCTCTTCCATGCTCACCTGGCATGCGCCGTGGTGCTGTCTGTCACGTGAGTGCGAGCGGGGATGGACTGGCTGGGTGCCCACGGTCGCGCGCCTCGACGGACGCGACCTGTACTTCGCCGGCCTCGGCTTTGAGCTGACGGTGCTGCGATGAGCACGCATGGTGAACCACTGCGGCCCCTGGTGACTGGTGCTTGGCCTTCCCACACGCAGAGAAGAGCCCCGGCACGTGGGACTGTGTGAACCGCGCAAAACAAGCAGGGGCTGCAGATCGCAATCTGCAAGCTGAGGGTGGCAGCGTGAAGAGCGAACACGACCACTGGGGCGAGCTGCGGGCGCTACGAAAGCGCCTGCGACGTGCAGACCGTGCAGGAGATAAGCAGGCGCGCGTGACGTTGTGGGAACGGTACCGGGAGCTTTCGCTCTCCCTGGAAGCGATGATCGCTCGGCTGTACGGGGGACGGTGCCCGGAGTGCGGTGGGATGCTTGAGAGCGGCTACGGTTTCGCGTTTGGCGCGCTGGGGGCTTACCAATACTGCGTCGCTGACAACGAGTGCTGCTGGCACCTGCTCACTCCCGACACGGAGGGCCTGTAAAATGCTCGTCCGCGTAGTCGCGCCGCACTTCGTGGCAGGGCTCATCATCGAGACCATCGTGGACACGGACGGCGTGGAGCGAGGGGTCTGCACCCGTGCCGCCCCGATCCTCAGCTGGTGTGTGTGGCGCGACGCCGACTACCTGAGCCGGTACTTCACCCGCAAGGGCTGGAGAGCGAGCGTTGTCACGTCCACCTGAAACCCTGGCGTTAGGTCAAGAGGTTATATACCCTTTCGACTGAAATCCCGACTGGGCGGCGGGGGGCCGTCTTCTCAGATGTCGGGGTTTCGTCGGGGGGTTGCCGGGGTGGGGCGACAGACGAAATGCACGCCTGATTTGCAGGAGCGCGTCTGTAAGGCGCTGTCGTTCGGCGTGGAGGTCGAGGTTGCCTGCGCGCTAGAGGGGATCAGTCGAGACTCGTTCTACGATTGGCGTGCACGCGGTCGCAATGGCGAGGAGCCCTACGCTGGTTTCCTTGAGGCCACCGAGCAAGCCTTGTTGCGCGTGGACCTCGCGCTGCACGGGACGGTGCTCAGCGAGGCCGTGGGGAACCGACAGGCCAACCGCGCGCCCAACTGGCAAGCCGCAGCGTGGTACCTGAAGTTTCGCAAGACGGGCGGCTCGCAGAAGGTCGAGCTCACAGGCAAGGACGGCGCCCCGCTGCAAGGCGCGCTCACGCAGGAGTCGGCCGACCTCATCCGGCAGAAAATCCTGTTCGGCGACACGAAGAAGAAGCCTGAGCCCACGGGCGAGGGCGAGCCGTGAGCGACTGCCCCGACGTCTTGCTCCCCTTCCAAAAGCGCTGGCTCACCGACAAGGGCCGCGTGAAGGTGTTCGAGAAGAGCCGGCGTATCGGGGCCACGTGGTGCACAGGGGCGGAGGCCGTGCTGCAGGCGTCGTGCATGGACGGGCAAGACGTCTGGTACGTGTCCTATAACGAGGACAGCGCCAAGGAATTCATTCGAGACTGCGTGAAGTGGTGCAAGTGGCTCGGCATCGCGGCCAAAGAGATGGGGCTCGTCATCCTGCACGAGGGAGAGGACGGCGACCTCAAGGGCGTGCGTGCCTTCCAAATCACGTTCCCCTACTCTGCTTTCCGCGTCACGGCGCTCACGTCCAGCGCACGCAACCTGCGCGGCAAGCAGGGGCTGGTCATCATCGATGAGGCCGCGTTCCACGACAACCTCCCCGAGCTGCTCAAAGCCGCCTTCGCGCTGCTCATGTGGGGAGGCAGCGTGTGGATCATGAGCACGCACAACGGGGTCGATAACGCCTTCGCCGACCTGTGCGACCAGATCCGGGACGGCAAGCGCCCGTACAGCCTGCACAAGGTCACCATCCAGGACGCCCTGGACGAGGGCCTGTACGCGCGTATCTGCGCCGTCCTGGGAGAGCCGTACTCGCTGCCCAAGGAACAAGCGTGGCTGCGCGACCTGGAGCGTGAGTACGGCGACGGCGTGCGCGAGGAGCTCTACTGCGAGCCCAACAAGGGCGGGCAGGCCTACCTGGGGCGTCCGCTCATCGAGGCGTGCATGTTCGAGCCGCCGCTGGGCCTGCCTCACCCCGTGGTGCGCATCGAGCGGGACGAAGAGTGGACACTTCTTCCGCAAGCCCAGAGGACCGCAGAGCTCGCCGAGTGGTGCGACGCGATTTTGGCCCCCCTGCTATCCCACTTGCCCCAGGGACAGCCCCACGCGTTCGGATGGGACTTCGGCCGGTACGCGGACCGCTCGGTGCTGGCCCCCTTTACGCTGGAGCAAGACCTCACGCGCCGCTGCCCGTTCATCCTGGAGTGCCAGGGCATCCCCCACAATGACCAGTGGCAGCTCATGCAGTACATCGCCACGCGTCTTCCGAGCCTGTACAAGTGCTGGCTCGACGCAGGCGGCAATGGATCGTGGATCGCAGAGCAAGCGCTCGTCACGTGGGGAGAGCAGATCGTGACCCAGTGCGACCTGACGCTTGGGTTTTACGCCACGTACATGCCGCTGCTTCGTGAGGCGCACGAGCGCGGCGTGATCAAGTACCCGCGCGACCTCGACATCCGTGGGGACATGGAGCTCATCCGCCGCATCGACGGTGTGCCGCGCCTGCCCAAGGAACGCACCGACGCGCAGCTGGGCGGAAAGAAGCGCCACGGCGACGCCGCCATCGCGATCATGCTCGGCTACGCCGCCGCGAGCGAGGCAGACGCCGAAAACCAGCGCTGGTCTGCGCTGAGCAACCCCACACGCACGGGCAATGCGCGAATGGCCTGGACGTGAACGAATACCTCTTCATCAACGGCGGCTTTCACGCTGTATTTCTCGACTCGGAGGGCAAGCCCATGAGCAGCTACGAGCACCGCATCCTGACAGCCGCTCTGCACCTCGCAGAGGCCGAAGCCATGGGCAACGAAAACGACATGGCGCAAGCCGTGGCCACCATCGTGCAGAACGCACGCTTGCTGCTCAAAGAGCGCGCGCAGAAGGACGGTGACAAGTGACGATCACGATCGTGGAGTCGCCCCCGCCCGACAACGACAACGCCAGCACGGCGCAGTCACTTGCGTCCGCGTTCGCCAGCCTCGTGCGACGCTTGCCCGGCGCACGCCGCGTCGACAGTTGGGTCAATGTGCTTACGGGCCTGGGCCACGGCCTGGTCGACAAGACGCGCCAGACGGTCCCCATGCCGTTCCGCGGAGGCCTTCCCGACCCGGTGCTGGCCGACCTCTTCCACACCGACGCCATCGCACGCAAGATCGTGTGCAAGCTGCCGGCAGACGCGCTGCGGCTCGGGTTCACGGTCAACGTCCCCAAGGAAGCAGGCGGCCACGAGGTCGCCAGCGCGATTCAGGACGAGGCAGACGACCTGGACCTGGTGAGCGAGCTCAAGACTGCGTGCTACTGGGAACGCTTGTTCGGCGGGGCCGTGCTGTACATGGCCATCGACGACGGCCAGTACAGCGTCGACTCGCAAGCGTTGCCGGTGCGGCGTGATGCCATCACGCAAGTGCTGTGGGTCAAGGCGCTGGACCGAACGCGCATTCGCCCGAGCTACGCGCCGGCAGACCTCGATCCGGACCCCAACTCCGCCACGTTTGGCGAGCCGCAGATCTGGCTGATGGACGTGCGCATGACCGGCGCACAGATTCGCGTGCACCGCTCGCGCCTCATCATCTTTCCCGGTGCCACCACCACCGACTACGAGCGGCGTGCACGCGGTGGCTGGGGTATCTCGGTGCTCGACTTCGTGTACGACGCTCTGCAGCGCAACGCCGTGGCGTGGAGCAGTGCCGCATCTGCCGTCGCCAACTGCCAATACGTCATCTACAAGCTCAAGGGCATGTCGAGCATGTTCTCCATGCAGGGAGGCGAGGACAAAGCCAAGCAGCGTGCGAGCGCCATGGAGATGGCCAAGTCGATGATCAACGCGGTGCTGATCGACGCCGAGGACGACTACATCCGTGAGAACCCCAACTTCGGCAACCTGCCGCTGATGCTCGACCAGTTCATGCTCGACGTCTGCGCGGCGGCCGACATGCAGAGCACCGTGCTGTGGGGGCGCTCGCCTGCTGGCATGAACGCCACGGGCGAATCCGACATCGAGCTGTGGAACAACACCTGTGACGCGTTTCGCCGGCACCACCTGCGCTCACGTCTGCACGAAGTGCTCGAAGTGCTGATGCTCTCCAAAGAAGGCCCCACCCAGGGCGCACTGCCCGACGGCTGGAGCGTGGTGTTTCCTGCGCTGCGCCAGCTGTCCGACGTGGAGAAAGCCACCGTGCGCCTGCAGACGTCTCAGGCGGACGCCTCGGACATCACCGCGGGCATCCTGTTGCCGCAAGAGGTCGCCGTGTCGCGCTTCAAGCCCGAGGGCTACAGCCTCGAGACGCAGATCGACATCGACACGCGCGAGCGTCTGCTCAAGATCGAGATGGACCAGCGTGAGGTCGAGCTCAAGGCAGGCCGTGGACCTGGGCAGACGCCTGAGGAGCCTGCGCCCTTGCCGCCTGGAGCCAAGCCCCCAGCGAAGAAGGCCGCAGCATGAAGACATTCGAGCATCTGACGCGACGCTTCGTCGTCGGGTACGGTAGCCAGTTTGACTGGTTCGGTCGGACGTACGTGGTCGTGTACTTCACGCCAGCGGACGGGATGACGCAGGCTTACTGCGCTCCCAAAGAGCGGCTGCCGCCAATCGGCCACCAGGTAATGCCATGACAATGGTCGAGTTCTGCGCAACGCGCGTCTACGCCGACCCGGCCAGCCACGGCGTGATGGCCGTGCACACGCCGTGCAAGTCCTACGAGGAAGCCGAGTGGACCTGCAAGACGTGGCAGGAGCGCGACCAGCAAGCGCGCGAGCTGAACATGGCCAACTACCCGGCGCCGGTCTACCTCGTGACGCTGCGCCGAGCCACGGAGGAACCGCCGCCATGACTGCCACCGTGATCCACATCGACGTGTACCGCGCGGTCTGGCGAACGTGCACGCTCGCCTGCAAAGCATGCGGCTACGTGTGGGAAGGCCTCGTGCGCGACGGCATCAACTTGCGGGACATCACGTGTCCCAAGTGCAAACTGCACGCGGCCAAGCTGCTCGCAGCTGGGGAGCTTGAGAAGCTGCCACGCCACATGCGTAAAGACTGCAGGCTCGCATGATCAAGCTCCCGTCCATGGCGACGCAGCTACAGCGTCCACGCCTGCGCGTCGTGCGCCCTGCCCTGCGCCCGCTGCGGTTCCCGTACGGGCCCGAGCAAGTCTACTCGGCCGTGCTGCTGTACACCGCCAAGGCGGCCGGCACTGCGGTCAAGACGCAGGTCATTCCCAACCTCAAGGCGCTCACCACCTATGCCGGCAAGAGGCTTCCTCGTGCGGACGACATCAACGAACGCCTGCAGGAGCTCATTGCTGCTCTGCGTGCAGAGTTCGGCGTCTCGACACGGCAGGCCCGACGCACGGCGCTGGAGATGCTCGACACCGTCAGCGCCATCCACACCAACGAGTTTGTGCAGGCCTACGGCAGCGCGCTCAACGTCAATCCCATGGTGGGCAACGAGACGTGGCTGCCGCAAGCCATGGACGTGGTGCTCGAGGAAAACGTAGGGCTGATCAAGTCCATCCCCGACCACCTGTTTGACGACGTGGAGAAGCTCGTCTCGACGTCTCTTCTGCAAGGCACGCGCGTCGAGGAGCTCGCGCTGCAGATCTTCGCGCGCTTCGCCGTGACCGAAAACCGCGCCATGCTCATCGCGCGTGACCAGGTCGGCAAGTGGCAGGGCAACCTCAACCGCTTTCGCCAGCTCGACGCCGGGATCACCGAGTACGAGTGGCTAACTGTCGGCGACGA